TTCTCTTTCAAAGATTGAAGAAGGAGAAGCACTTAGAGAAACATTGGAAGGTTATATTTACGAAGTAGGGAATGTTACAAATATTCCAAAAGAGATTTTAAATGGTGATAAAGAAAGACTTGCAGAAGAAATCATTGGTCGAATTATTGCAAAGCAATATTTAGATGAACTTCTTAAAAGTCTAAAGTTTACACCAACTAAAGAAAGTGTTAAAAAAATATTAAGATAAATGAGTTCTCAATCTCAAGTGATAGTAAAATTGTAATATGGTCATTATCCCATTCAAAGATTATTATTAACGAGTTATACTTCTCATTAAAAAAGCATAAACATTATCATTATGGAAAATGAAGAAAAAATAGAGGTAGAAGAAGTTGAGCCAATCGTAGAATCAAAAGACGATGACGGAAATGATACTACCGACTGGAAGGCTTTAGCAATAAAGAATCACGGAATAGCAACAAGAAATAAAACTAAACTTACAAAAGTTAAAGAAAAACTTGAAACTAAACCAGAGATTAAACCAGAAGTTAAACCAAGCGAAGAAATTAAACCCGAAGTTAAACCAGAGAATAAGGTGATTAATCCCTTAGATACTGTTAAACTTGTTAATGCTTTAAAAGACCTAGACGATGTTGAAATAGAACAGGCACAAATGATTGCTGACTATAAAAAGATTCCATTGAACGAAGCTGTTAAAGATGAGGGATTTAAATTATTCTTCAACGCAAAGAGAGAGAAAGATAAACAAGATAACTTATCACAGAAGCCAAATGGTAAACAAGGAGGAGTAGATAAAAAAGACCCATTCTTTGAAAAGTTCTCACAGAACTTACCAAGAGGATTCGAGATAAAAAAATAAAAATATGGCAAAAGATTTTGAAATTAAACAGCAAGGACAGGCTTTCAGAACTAGAAAGGCTGAAAAAGCTAGTGCAACCGTCATTGAGGCGGGAGATTTAGTAACCCTAACATCTAACTTAATTGTTAAGGCTGGTGCAGCTTCTACTACATTAGCATATGCTATTAATGATGGTGCAGATGGTGAAACATCTATCGAAGTTACGGAAGGTAATGACTTCACATTAACTGGAACAGGTGATGCTGTTTGGAGTGAAGATTACAGGGGAGATACTGCTGGTATTTCTGGAACAACAGATTTATTGGTAGATGTAACAGGTGCTTCAACTAATGTAATTAGACTTGGAGTATCAGAAGATGCTGGAGTAGTCGGCTCAACAGCAGATATAGAATTTAAGATTATATTACCTATTTTTGAATAAGTAATAATAATAAGTAATATACAAAAAATATGGCAACAACACTAAGTGATTACACAAACCTAGCGATTAAAGGACTACAAGAACCTTTTAAGTTAGCTTTGCAGGCAAATCTTGAACAGTACAAAGCTAATCCATTTATCAAGTATTACAATACAAATGAGTTCGCTGAAATCTTTTCAAGTTTAGAAGGATTAACAGGTTCTAGGTCTTTAGGAGAATTAGAAACTCCAGATGTTGTATCTCTTGACCAGGGATATAATGTTACATTAACAGCAGGAAGAAACGGAGTTGGTATGGTTGTTTCTCAAACCACTATGGTTAGAGCAGGCGACGACACAACTAAGATTGATGCTTACTTAATGGAACAGAGAAATCAACTATTGAAGACTGTTTCTAAGCAGGTTATGGATGATGCTTTCTACGCATACAACCACGCTTTTGATACAGGTTCAACAGTAAATGCTCCTGATGGATTAGAGCTTTGTGCTACACACACATACAATGGTGGTGGTACATTTACTAACGAAACAACTGGTGCATTGAGTGAAACAACTATTGATACAGCTTGGGAATATGCAGGTGCTTTCACCGACCAATCTGGAAAAGAAATGCCCCTTAACTGGACAGCTATTATGGTTAAGAAGGGAAGTGCAGCCGCCAAGAAAGCTATTCAACTATTCGCTTCTAACATTAACCCGACAGCTGTTGATGACATCAACATCTATGCTGGTATGTTGAAGGTTGTTGAAACACCTTTCATTAGCACAGCTAACAAAGCTAACTGGTTCTTAATTGATGAGAATATTATGGACTCTCCAGTTATCTGCGGTATGGTGCAAACTCCTACATTCCAAGACCCTATTAAGTTAGAGAATGAATCTATTAGAAGTAACGTTATTGGATACTGGAAGACTGGGATTACAAAACTTCCGCTTTCGGTTTACGGCTCAACGGGTGTCTAATTGATATAATTCATAATTGGTACGACGGTCGTAAGTGGGAGGGAGGTTAAGTCTCCTTCCCAGCCAATACTTAACTTAACTAAATATGAATATTGATAGTAAAATATGTCCAACGTGTGGTAAAGAATTTTTTAAAAAAGTAAATTGTTCTAGAAAAGAATGGAACACAAAAACTAAATATTGTTGTGTTGAATGTGCTAGAATAACATTATTTAAAAAAGGACAATCATCTTGGAATAAAGGATTAAAGGGTTATAGAGCTGGAGAATTAAATAATTATTGGAAAGGTGGTATAACTACAGAAAATGAAAAGTTTAGAAAATCTCCAGAATACAAACAATGGAGAAAGGATGTTTTAAAAAGAGATAAATATATATGTCAAGAATGTGGTCAGGTTGGAGGAAAACTTCAAGCACACCATATTAAAAGTTTTTCTAAGTATCCAGAATTTAGATTAGTAATAGATAATGGAATTACTTTATGTATAAGTTGTCACAAAAAAATACATCCCAATCTTAATGGATTTAATAAATCATAGGAACATAATTAGTTTATTATGTCAATACACCAGATGAGTGTATAATCCATTATTGGGAGGGCGAAATTCCCTCCCAAATAATAAAGTAAAGAAATAAAAAAATATGCACAAATATAAAGTAGTAACAACTGGAGGTGGATATTCTGTATTGAACAACGGAGTTGTTACAGAAGTCATCAATCAGGATGGTACAATCAAAGGAGATATTAAAGAAGCATTAGCCCAAGGTAGTATATACATTGGTAATTCTTCTGGAGTAACTTCTGAACTAAGTATAAAAACAGACACAGGAATTTTAGTAGGTAATGGTACAACTGCTGCAGTTCAAACATTAGATGGTGATGCAACTATGAACAATGTTGGAACAGTCGTTGTAACTGGTTCTACTGGTAATTTTACTTGTGGAGGTAGAGGAATTTTCAATGTTATGCCAGCTGGATATACAACTCCAGCATTGGGTGTAGGTGTACACGGAACCCCAGTTGTTGACACAACATTAATTGACAATATTGCTTTTACAGCAAATATGTCAACTGCAACAAATAAGACATCTGCCGATTCTTCTTGTATGGCAGCATACTTTAGGTCAGCAAACACTGCTGCAACAGCAAATAACAAATTACAAGGAGTTTTATCTTCTGTAAACGTAGGATTTAATTGTTATGATGCTTATGCAGTACAAGGTCATTTGAATCTAGCAGATAATGCTGGACACGCAACAAGCTCAAATGGTGGTACAGCAAATCTAGTAGCTGGTAGCTTCAAAACTACAGTAGCTTCTGGTTTAACTGCAACAGGAACTGTCTCTGGTGTATTAATCACTATGGATGGTACAGGTACAGTTACAGGTACACATTCAGGATTATGGATGGATACAGTTGTAGCAGTTGATAATGGCATTTGGTTAAGTGGTAGTGGTACAGTAACAACAGGTATTAACTTGGCTGGAACATATACAACAGCTATTAATATTCCTGCTTGTACAAATGGTATTACATCAGCAGCTTCTATTAGAACAACTGCAGCTCCAACATCATACTTACTTCCTTCTTTGGGAGTTGGTGTATATGGAACTCCAGTAGTAGATGCTTCAACAGAAGACAATATTGCATTCACAGTTAATATGTCAACTGGTACTAATAAATCAGCCGAAGCTTCTTCAATGGCAGCATTTATTGGATGTAGAAACACAGCCGCAACTGCTAATGCAAAACTTCAAGGTGTATTATCAAGCACATTAGTTTACTACAACTGTTTTGATGCTTATGGTATTCAAGGACACGTTGCGGTAAAAGGTAATGCTTCTTCAACAAGTGGAACTGGTAATATCGTTGGTGTATCTGCAAAAGCAACAGTTGATGATACATTCACAGCGACTGGTACAGTATCTGGTTTATTGGTAACAGTAGACGGAACAGGAACAGTGACTGGAACTCACTCTGGTATCTGGCTAGATTGTGTATCTTCTCCAGACAATGCATTGTTAATTAGTGGTGCAACATATACTAATTTGCTTACATTGACTGCAGGAACAGCAGTAGTTGGTACTGGAACAGTAGCAGATGGTAATGGATATAAACTTACAATTGATATTGGAGGAACTCCTTACTACATTAATGCTCATCCAACATCTCATAACTAAATAGTTTATAAGTTTTATTAAAAACTTTTATGGGTAATGTTAAAAACTATGGGGCGAGTTATCTCGCCTCCATAGAACCTATACATTATTAAGGTAACAAATAAAAAAATGACAATAGATTTAACAAAAGAAATATTAGACTCAAAAGGAAAAATAGCAACACAAAAGTATAGTAAGATAATAGAAGAAGAAGGAGTAGAAAAAGAAGTATTAGAAACACAAAGTGTAACAGTTGGAAGGATTATAGCAGATTGTGTTTTGTATGAAATCGCTGACTCAAAGAAAGTAAGCGAAGAAGAACATATAAATAGATATAGAATATTTGAGATGGTTAGAGATGG